GCTCACTGTGGGGCAAGCGAGCGGAGTCGCTTGAGCCGTACATCAGCAAAGGCTCTAAAGTCGCAGTTAGCGGTCAGGCTGGCGTGCGGGTCCACGAAGGCAAAGCCTACATGACGATGCGTGTTTCAGACGTAACCCTGCAAGGCAGCAAGCAGGACGGAGAGCGTCGCGAATCTGAGCAGCGTAAACGGACAATAAACGAGCTGCAACAATCGCAGCCGAGCGCCGCTGGCAGCGACTTCCCGGAAGACGACATTCCGTTTTGATGCTGGCCGCGAAGCGGCTTCGCATGCAACGAATGGTTAGGGCGCATGCCCCAACGGAGGAAATATGAAGTACCACGCGCCAACGAAAAGCTTTGTTGTGAACGGCGATTCCTACGAAATGGCCGCGCTGAATATGAAGTGTGCGATCAGGCACATTCGCACCTTGGCCGGCCTGCCGCTTGAGCCGCACAAGGGCGAAGTTGTAATGGGTGACGCGGAGTTTGCTGAGGCCTACATCATTGGCATTGCCAATGCGCTTGGAATTGACCTTGGCACGCAACGGCACGGCCACCTAGACGTGCGTGATGCGCCCTAACGCGCAATAGACACATAAGAGATTGAACGTTGCAAAAAAGATGTGTGAGATTTGCGGAGAGAAGCCAGCAACCGTACCGGACAGGGAACGAATGGGGCGGCTCATCAATAGGGTGTGCTCGTCGTGCCACGCACTGCGGCTGGCTGGTGATATGAAGCGCATTTTGGAACTGCATGAAAAACGCATGGCGCAGAACAATGGTGCATAACGCGGCGGTGATGCGGGCACATCCGCCCTGCGCCTTGGCGCGTCGGGGCACCCCGGCGCAGAAACTCGCGAGTGCCAGGGCGCAGGGCCGATGGCGAATGCGATGGGAGTCCTAACGAGCGCCGGGTTAGGGGCGGGAGGCGAAAAATGAAAGTGGCGTGCATTTTGGAGCAGGAAACCTACAAGCCGGGCGATCTGCCACCCGAGGGATACCTAGCTTGGCACGAATGGGCAGAGGTGCAGCGGAAGGCAGGCATCAAGCAGTCGCAGTGCGGCAAGTGCGGACTTTGGAGAACGCCGCAGGAATTGAGTGGCCAGACTGCCGAATACACCGGCAGGACGCGCAGCGGGCAGGAGGTGCGAATGGTCGGCGTGTTGTGCAACGCATGTGCCGATTTGCCACCTAACGCCTGAATTAAGCCGCGCCGTAGGCGTCGGCTTGAATGAATTGTAAGGATTACGGCTTTCGGCGCGGGTGAATTGGTGCTGCATAACGCAGAAGTCAGCGTCGCCGGAACGGCGTCCGCTGGACTGCCGGGTTAGGCAACGGAGGTTGAAATGGGAATAACAAGAGAGCAGTACGAGGCGGCGATACCTAAGTGCTGTGCATACCAGACGATGGAGGCACACGAAAGCATCATGTTGTGCTGGGGGCTTGCCCTCGCAGTGGAGGAAGGCCGAAATATGAACTGCGACAACTGCACCGAAAACACGGCGCAAGTCGGCTCTGGCGAGACGGCGACCAAGCGCCTGCGAGACATGACCGACGCGGACTTCGATGCAGCGCACGAGTTGCCTAACGCCCGGTTAGGCGGCACACGATAGAAAGGAATTGAGATGGCTGAGAAAGTAGTGATTGGAAACGCAGAGCTTTGGCACGGCGACTGCCGCGAAGTGCTGCCGCTGCTGCCGATTGTGGATGCCGTAATTTCTGACCCGCCGTATGGGATGGCTTGGGACGGAAAGGTGACGCGCGGGAAAAACGGAACAGGGAAAACTGGCCCAACAAAGCACCACGGCGAAACCATCCTTCACGATGACGAGCCTTTTGACCCGGCACCGTGGCTGACTTTTGATAAGGTAATTCTTTGGGGAAGCAATCATTTCGGAATGCGGCTTCCAGTTGGCACTTCATTGGTTTGGCTGAAGCGATACGACGAAGGCTTTGGGTCTTTCCTAAGCGATGCCGAAATTGCATGGATGAAGGGCGGGCACGGGGTTTATTGCAAAAGAGATGTGTCTTTGCAGGGGGAATCGAAAGACCGCGTACACCCAACACAAAAGCCTGTAACTCTCATGGCTTGGTGTCTCGATCTTGCAAAAGTGCCGAGCGGCGCAATCGTCCTTGACCCGTACATGGGGAGCGGGACGACGGGAGTTTCTTGTGTCTTGACCGGAAGGCGGTTCATCGGAATTGAAAAAGACCTGAAACATTTTCAAAGCGCCTGCCGCCGAATAGAGCAAGCCTACGCACAGCCCCGGCTGTTCGAGGATGCAAAAGTCGGCGCTGGCGACACGGCGGTGCAGGGCGACATGCTTTTGCCTGCCAACGTCGGCAATGAGGGGCCGGCCCGCCAGGGACGGTCCCTCTCGATTAACAAGTTGGGCAGACACGCCCAGGAAGGATGACTGCAATGGAAGCGAAGATCGAAAAAGGGCGCGCACTCGTGCTAGTTGGCCCGCAAGGCTGCGGCAAGAGCACGCTGGCGCGCAAGTTGGCAGCAGCAGAAGGCGCGTTCCGAGAAATCGGCCTGCATGATTTTGAGCGCGACCTTCAGAACTGGATGGACGCGCAGATCAGGACGATCATCGTCGAAGGCTTCCCGAACCGCCCGGCGGCACTGGAACGAGCCAAGCAGTACGTGACAGCCGATCAGATTGAAGTGAATCGCAAGATGCGCCCGGTCGAACTCATGCCCGCGCCGAACTTCATTTTCTGCACCGGCGATGCCGAGCCGTTGAAGCACCTGGAAGGGCGACGGTTCCACATCGCCCGCATGGGCGACGCTGGTTGACCTGGCTGCCCAACGCAAAAGGTCAGCGGGGCGCCGCTTGCGGCGCATCCGCTGCACCGACGGGTTGTGCGTCAAACGGTAACTACAACGAAAGGACAGACAAATGAGCATGTGTATCTACCACGGCAATTGTGCCGATGGCTTTGGGGCCGCGTGGGTTGTTCGCAAGGCGCTCGGCGAGATTGACTTTCACGGCGCGAAGTACCAGGAGCCGCCGCCCGACGTGACCGGCAAAGACGTGGTGATGGTGGATTTCAGCTACAAGCGCCCGGTGCTGCTGGAGATGGCAGAGAAGGCCAACAGCATCTTGATCCTCGACCACCACAAGACGGCAGTGGAAGACTTGATCGACCTGCCGGCGAACGTGACGGCCAAGTTCGACATGGGCCGCAGCGGCGCCATGCTGACGTGGGAGCACTTCTTTCCCGGCGAGGCCCCGCCGCCGCTCCTGCTGCACATCGAGGACCGCGACCTGTGGCGCTTCGCGCTGCATAACACGCGCCAGATTCAGGCGAATGTCTTTTCCTTTCCCTATGACTTCCAGGTGTGGGACACGCTCATGGCGGCGGCGCCGGCAGCACTGGCGGCCGAGGGCGAAGCGATCGAGCGCAAGCACTTCAAGGACATTCGGGAACTGCTCGGCGTGACGACGCGGGAAATGGTCATCGGCGGGCACCGCGTGCCGGTGGCGAACCTGCCCTACACGATGAGCAGCGACGCCGGGCACGAGATGGCAAAGGGCCGCCCGTTTGCTGCCTGCTATTGGGACACGCCCGAGGGCCGGGTTTTCAGCCTGCGCTCGAACGACGAAGGCGTCGATGTCTCCGAGGTGGCGAAGCAGTACGGTGGCGGCGGGCACCGAAATGCGAGCGGCTTCAAGGTGAGCTTCGCGGCGGCGGCAGCGTTCGAGGTTTGACGCACAACGCCAGCTTGAGCGGCCTGCCGCTCGGAAAGGATTGAACATGGAACAAGCGCTTATTGCGGCAGGTCCGCTCGAAGCGACAGTTAGGCCCGTGGCGTGGCTGCACGACCAGCCGGGACGGTATGACGTAGCGCATGACATGGCGAAGGCACTATGGCTCAAGGCGTGTCCGAAGCAAGTTGAGCACTACACGATACCGCTCTACCTGCACGAACACCGCGAGCCGTTGAGCACCGAAGCGGCCTGCGCGCTGCTGAAGAACGTGCTTGGGATAGACCCCTTGCTCGACGGAAACATGCTCAAGCTGCTGAGGGCGGTTGAGCAGGCGCATGGCATAGGGCCTAACGCGAAATAGGCGTCCCAAATGACGCAAAACTCTGCGTCAATCCTGCCCCGACTCGGAAATTTCTCCCTACGGCTCCGGTACAAACTGAAGTCGCGGGCTTCACGGTGAGTTTAGCAGAGGCGCAGAAGCTCGAGATTTGACCGATGACATGCAACGGAGGAACTGAGAAATGAACATCTTCACCTATCTAATAAACCAACTTCAACTCACACCAAAACCACCTCCAACAAAGGTAAAGCGAGTCAGATTTTTAAGTCCAAACAAACAGCGCCAAGATGAGGCTCTTAAACGCTACGCAACTGCATTCCAAGATGGACCTCTGACTCGGAGCCAACTGGCAGAGAAGCTAGGAATAAGGTCTCCCGGGGAAGCACTCCGAAGATTAAAAGTAAAGGGTTGTATCCAAGAAGTTAAAACACGAAACCCACGCAAACCTCGAGAAGAGAAAGTGTGGAAATGGGTAGGTAAATTACTGGAGGAAGTCTAAGCATGACTAAGCAATTTGCACTAATCTCTGAAATCCTGGTGGAAAACCGGCAACGCAAGTCCTTCTCCGAAGCTGCGAGTCAGGACCTCCAGCAATCCCTGCGCAACATCGGATTGCTTCATGCAATCGTTCTGGAGGATACAGAAGATGGTTTCATCCTACGAGCTGGTGAACGCAGGCTCCGTGCTGTGGCTGACCTGGCCGCATTTGGTGTCCAGATTAAGTACGATGGACAGCTGGTAGACCTCAACTACATCCCCTACACCAGTAGGGCAGACCTGACTGACTACC